GGATAACGCTCAAAAGTATTGGGAGAACGTGTATTTACACTGTCAGAAACTTGGAATGCAGCCGAAAACAGGTTTGACCGGCGAGCAAGATGTACTCGCCTTCATCCGCGACCTGCACCGGAGGGCGGGGGAGGAGAGGTACAGCATAGAAGAAATTAAAAAATGGCTTTTGACGTTGCCGTTAAACTCCTACGCGAGCGTAACAATCGTCAGCCCGTCATCTGGCATCAAGGCCGTGACGGAACGCAGCGGGAAGGAGGAGGGGAAGTGAAAAGTTCATTAAACGAAGTGCAACGATGTATTATGCGATCCTCTCGGTTGAATTCTTTTAAAATGGATGTCAAGCAACTCGTCAAAGAACGCGATGATTGGCGTCGCAAGGCCAAGGCATGTGAGGGCATCATCAGGAGGGCGTACAACATGAGTTTTACCCACAGCAATGTATACGTTCGAGAAGTTTTAGGGAAAGCCGATTTCTGGCGCAAGGAGGAAAAATGACTCCTGTATGCGCTTTCTGTGGTGCAGAACATTCGGACAACATAGCAACGCCATGCTGTGATGCCGCGAAGCGTTGCCGGGAAAGAGAAATAAAAATGACAACACCCAAGCAACCCGCGCCCGGTGACGCTCCATCCCGTCCTGATAAGTGCGCGATTTGCGCCCACCTTGAAGATGGTTTTTGCAACGCTGGAATTGATTGTGTGGGTGGAAGTGCGTTTGCTCCTAAACCCGCGCCCGGTGACGGGAGGGATGCCAACTCTCATCCCGTTTTATTTGCCGATGATTTTCTATCCACGGCAATGCAAAAGTTGGATTTCTTAATGGAGCGAGGGAGTCGATGCGTTGCCATTATCCTGCAAAACAGATATGGATATCAACAGAAGATAGACCGATGGGGCAAGGTGGTGATTGTGGAGGCGCAACCCGCGGCGCAGGACGTGATGGGGGTGCTGGAGGATGATGCACTGGCGCTTAGAATAAGTTTGCACTGCCACTTTGACAACAACGACCCGCTGTTAAACGCGATCAACGCGTACCGCGCCGCCGTGAGGGAGAGGGTGAATAACCCTCATAAGGAAGGATAAAACAATGCCGTTTTGTCATGACTGCCCGGACCGCCCGCGCAAGGGCCAGATATACGCAAACACAAAATGCGCCCATTGCCGACCAACGGATGACCGCCATGATTTTAAGACCCACGTCAGCATTGACGAGGCTCCGCCCGGCGAGACGGCTGTTAACCCATCTGACAGCGCGGAATGGAGGACGATGATAAACGAGGGCGAGTCTATGCACGAGCACATGGTGGGAGAGTTGACGGAGTTTTTCCGGGCCTGGCTGGTCTTGCCGTCAAATGTACGGGACATCGTAGCGCGCCGTTTTGCAGGGGACTCTCTTCAACGCATCGCTGATGCGCAAGGAATATCAGCCCAGGGCGTAGAGTGGCGGCAATACCGTGCCCTGCGGCGCGTTCCGATATTGCGGTGGCTGTTCAAAATTAAGCAAACCAAGAGGGAGAGGAAATTAAAACATGGCGGCAAAACATCAGGCGGCGGAAGTCAAGCTGACAATAAGCCAACAGGTGGTTGAGCGCGAGCGGGTAAAACAGGAGTTTAGGGAAATAACAACGCGCTACCGGAAGCGGATCAAGGTGCTGGACGAAAGCATCATGGCGGAATCAATGTCGGGCGGGAAAACAGAGCTGCCGTTTAAGGAGAGGTGATTATGACAATCCAGGAGGCTTATACGTTCAAGAGGGATTTAACCGAGGACATGCAAAACAAGATCGGAGATTTTGAGCGCAAGACCGGGATGCGCGTCGAGTCGGTTGATTTGCAACGGCGGGCCGGCTTGGACGCATACAGCAAAGAGGTGTCAACGTTCCTGGACGTTGATTTAACAATCAGGATGCGGAGGTTATAAAATGGGCGACTGGAAGTCACCGCTGAATGATGCCGACGGGAATCCCTTGCGCGTGGTGAATGGGTTGGCGGATGTGCCGGCGTCTAAAATCAAGCATATCGCGCCGCAGCTGATTCCAAAGGGACGGGCGTATCCGCGTATCGGGCGCAACCTCGTAACGATAGGAAAAAGGACGGATGATTTTTGAAAGGGGAGGTATGACAACAATCGAAAAGGGCCTTGGCGTTAATAAGTTTTTTATAACAGCCACGTGCAAAAAGTGCGGCGGATTGGCTTATATAAGTGATTCTGACGCGGGGCAGGGTTCGAGCGAAACCGGCGAATGGGCCTTTATTGTTTTGACGTGCCAGGATTGCAAAGAAGAAGAACACGTATCGTTGCTTCATTGAAATTCACGCCATGAGTATGGAACCCGTTGAAAAACAACAGAAAAGCAACCACGGGCGGCACATGATTAAGCCCCGTTGGAAAAAGGGCGAGTCCGGGAACCCGAAGGGCAGGCCCAAGCTCGGCAACTCCTGGGCGGAGGCGATCCGGTGGGCCACGAGCCGGACGCCAAAGGAGTTAGCCGGGTTTCTTGGGGCCAGTTTTTTGACGACGCAGTTGAATAAGATGCCGCAAAACGTGTCGCTTAAGCACCTTATCATTGCCCGTTGGATCGTGGCGCAGATGAACGATCCATCCCCGGCGCTGGCTGGTATTATCATGGACCGAGAGGAGGGCAAGCCGGTCCAGCCCGTGGATATGAACGTCAACTCTCCCTTGAGCGTGATAGTCGAGCCTCCCGAACCAGATGAACCCAAACCAACTTAGGCTTACTAAAAAACAGAGCAGGGCGTGGCACAAGATATTAGAGACTCCGCAATATCGGCGCGTGTTGCTCGACGGCGGCGCCCGCTCGACCAAGACCATGCTGATCTGCGCGTGGCTTGTTCACCAGGCCGTTGACTACCCCGGCGCCCGAATCCTGATCGCCCGCAAGAACCGTAATGCCGCCGAAAAGTCGGTATGGGGCGAAACATTAAGCGACATCTGCCGGCGTCGTCCGGGGTTGCGTATGTCTGATAGCACGATGGAGGTCAGCTTTAGCAATAGTTCCATGATCCGTGTTGACGGCCTCGACGATCAGGACCGCGTCGATAAAATACTCGGCACGGAATACGCGCACATCTTTTTCAACGAGGCCACGCAAGTTTCATGGCAGACGGTGACCACGGTGCTTTCGCGGCTGGCTCAAAACGTACCCGGCCTGCCGTGCCGTAAGGCGCTGTTCGATTGTAATCCTAAGTCGCAACGTCATTGGCTTTATAAGGCCGGGGTGTTGCGTCAGATACCCGACGGAGATCACGCCGGGCAACCGCTGCCTGATTCTGACACCTGGGCGCGGATGAACTTCACGCCGTACGACAATCCGCACCTGCCGGCAGACGCCCTTCAGACTCTGGAGGCCATGACCGGAACACAAAGGCGGCGACTGTTATCCGGTGAATGGTGCGAGGCTGAAGGCGCTGTCTATGACGAGTTCGACGAGGACATCCACATCATCGCCGAAATGCCCAAGGGCTGGGAATCTTGGCAGAAGGTGCGCGGGATAGACTTCGGCTATACCAATCCATTCTGCTGCTTATGGGGCGCTCTGGACGGTGACGGGCGGCTCTATATTTACAATGAGCGCTATGTGTCCGGGCAGACGGTGCAAGTACACGCCGAAGCAATCAAGGCTATCCCTGGTAACTATCAGTGGACGGTTGCCGACCATGACGCCGAGGACAGGGCCACGCTCCATGCTGCCGGTATTTCTACGCAGCCAGCGATCAAGGACGTGGAACGCGGGATCAAGTCGGTCAAGGAACGGCTGAAGGTGCAAAAGGACGGACGTTCGCGCTTGTTCATCCTCAAATCTTGCCGTGAAATCATAGGCGAGTTTTACGACTATGCCTGGGCGCAACCCAAGGACGGCAAGAACTCTAAAGAGGAACCAGTCAAGGATCATGACCACGCGATGGATACCGTGCGTTACATGGTTGCCCAGCTCGACCTCCGCGAGCGCGGGGGGCTGTGGATACCCGGAAAATAATTCCCGCTTGAAACTTGTGCCAATAGCATCATGGCACAAGATGCTGATATCCGTCTATCCCGCGAACACCGCATCCACAAATCCCGCGCCGAACGGCAGGCGCTGAATATCACCTGCGTACAGGGCGGCGACGCTTACATTGACCAACGCCTGTCCCGTCTGCCCTACGAATCCGAGGCATCATGGAGCGGGGCGGTTGCCGGGGCTTCGTGGGCATCGAAGAGCAAATTGCCTACCGCCGGGCCGCACGGTGACCGCATCGGACGTAAGGGGCGGGCCTACAACGTCAACTATGCCGGGCGCATCGCGCAGAAAATCAATCAATATGTTTTTGCCACAACCCCGAAGCGCGAGAACATCAATGATGATTTTTCCATCGACGCATCCCGCACTGGCCGGTCCATCGACGACGTAATGCGCGAGGTGTCCACGCTCCTGACGTGTTCCGGCTGGTGCTGGATCGGTATCGACCGGGGCGGGATCACGGCTCCCATTCAAGCGCCCCCGCGCTCCATGCTGGCCAAGGAACTTTCCGGCGACCGCGTATTCTGGACCGTATGGCGGCCTGACAGCGTAGTTGATTGGCATTTTGATCAGGCGGGCAAACTGGTTTGGCTGATTACCGAGGAATTTTGGTATTCCAACTCTGACCCCACGGTCAAGGCAAATGAAAACAAGGTGCGCACAATCTGGCAGGCTGGCGGCGGTACGCGCCTTTTTGTTGACGCCGAGGACAAGGAAAAAATTGCGGCCACGCAGGAATTTAATCTCGCCGCCAATATTGTGCCGTTTGTGCCGGTGGGCGATATCCATGACGGGGCGATCCAATGGGACGACGTGGAGCGCATCCAGGCGGCGATCCTAAACCTGTCCAGTGTTCATCAGGAAAACCTGTTCCAGACCGTGTATCCGCAGTTGGTCTTGCCGTCCGGCATGGTGCAGGACATCCAGCAGGCGCTCGGATGTTCCGGCGAGCAGGCGCTTGAAATGGTGCGAGGGCTTGCCTATCCCATCCTGGAGCCGTCGGCGTCCAGCGGGCAGACGCGCTACCTGATCCCGTCCGCTTCCGACCTCGCCGCCATCCCCAACGAAATGCAGCGCCTCCGCAAAGAGCTTTTCGACGTGGTTGGCATGGCACTCCAAAACGAAACGCGCCAAGTGGAAAGTGCGGAAGCCAAGGCATGGGATCACCTTGACCCCGAATGCGTCATCCGGGACCGCGCAATCCTGCTTGAAGAAGCCGAAGCCCGCGCCGTGGCGTTATCCGCGCAGATGGACACCACGTTTGCCGACTACACACCTGAATATGCCCGCTCCTTTGACGTGAGCAATCTAGCCGAGGACATCGCGGCAATTATGCAGGTCGGGAATATGGAGCTGCCGGAAGAGGGCCGCAAGGAACTCCAACGCATCGCCGTCAACGTGCTGGACCGCAAGTTTGGGATAGAGGCCGCGCGTAAGCAGGAAATCATGGACGCCATTGATGAATCCATCGAAGTGCCGATGGATGAAACACCTTTAACGCTTGAAAAAGACGCCAGTGTCAACAACGCCGCGCAGCCCCCGGCGCAGTAAACGGGGCAGACTCGCGGGCATGAGTCCGCGCAACAAACTCAGGAGCCGTTATGGATATCAAGACTGTTCTTTCCAAAGTTACGAAGGCCGAAGCGCTGACCGACGATGAAAAGGCGTTTGCCGCGTCGTTCGATCTGCAACAGGAAATCAACAAGGCCGCCGCAGGCGCTCGCAAGGGAGCCGAAGGCAAACTGAAGGAAAAAGAGCAAGCGCTCGCAACCCTCCAGGCTGACATCGAAACACTGCGCGCCGAGGCCGAGGAAAAAGCGAATGCCGGCAAGCCCGAAATTGAACGCATGGCCAAGGAAATCGAAAAGCTGAAAAAGGCTGTTGCGGACAAGGACGCAGGTATGGCGGCGCTGTCCGCAGAAAAGAAAAACCTGATTCGGGGCGGCAAGTTGAATCGGGTAATGGCCGGGCTGAAGTTTGTGGACGGCATTGATCCCGACCTGCCGCGCATGGCGCTGGAAAAGGCACTGGCGGCGGTGGAGGACGCAGACCTGGACAATGATGTCACGGTCAAGCCGATCCTCGATGGGTGGGTGGAAAAGAACAAGGCATTGATTCTCGACCAGTCGGGTGGCGGGTCGGGCACGCAGGCGGGCGACCGCAGGCAGGCGTCAGGCGGCACGGGCCAAAAGACGCCAGATAAAATGACGGCTAAAGAACGCGAAAACGATCTCAAAGCACAGAATATTATTTAACCGCAGATAATCCCGCCAGCAAGCGGGAACAAGGAAAAGTATCATGTCAAATACGTTTATCACTCCCGAATTGGTCGCCCGTGATGCGGCCATCACTCTCAGCAATCGGCTCGTTGTTGGCAACCTCGTGACGCGCGATAAAGAAGGTATGTTCACCGCCGCTAAGATTGGCGATACGGTGAAGGTCACCGTTCCGCCCGCCGTGAGCGATGCGAGCGAGTTCAGCTCGACCACAGCGGCCAGCAACCAGACCGAAACCGAAGTCAGCTTAACGCTTGAGAAGCATTTCTACAAGCGCATCGACCTGACCACGAAGCAGAAAACGCTGGAACTGTCGGATTTCACGCGACTTGTTACGGAACCCGCGATCGCCGGTATCGCCGACGCCATTGACAAGTATTTTGTCAAACGGATGCTCGTGTTCCGGCGCAACCTGGCGGGCACGGTTGGCAATCGCCCCTCGACCATCGCGCATTATGTCGCCGGTCTGAAGCTCCTGAATGACAACAAGGTCCGTGGTGAAGGCCGTGTTGCCCTGATTGACACCACGGTTGAAGGGTCCCTGCTTCAAATCGCGCAGTTCACCAGCGGCGATTATGGCGTGGACAAGCCCGTGGCGTTATCACAGGGCTATGTGGCCGATCTGCTGGGCCTTAAGTTCTTCCGCGATGCAAACTCCGGCCTGTTCGATGTGACCGACCTCTCGGACGTGAGCGGCGGCGACATTGCGACCACGGTGGCAATCGGCGGAACGAGCATTGACGTGCACGGCATCACCAGCCAGACAGGGACGATTTACGAGGGTGCCACCTTCGTAATCTCCGGGGATACGACCCGCTATGTTGTGACCGCCGACGCGACGGTTGCGACGGGCGCGGCCACGCTGAATATTTATCCCGCCCTGGTTGCCGAAGCCACGGCTGCGGATGAGTTGACGTTCGACGCCGACAGTTATAGCAACGTGATCTTTCACCCCTATGCGATTGCCGGCGCGATTATCGCCCCGTCGCCGATGGCGGTTGGCAGCTCCGTTCAGTCGTTCAACGGCATGAGCGTGCGCGTGAGCATGGACTCCAGCATCAGCACCTTGGCTGACAGCGTGATCTATGATGTCTATGCCGGATGCCGCGTGATTCAGCCCGACGGCGGCGCCTTGGTTGCCGGCTAAACGATAGAGATTGCAAGCGGGGCGGTGCGGATATCCCGCCCGCCCCATGCAAAAGGGAATGATATCATGTTCAAGATTCTTTCATGCTTAGCGGTAACGGTGCTGGCGACCGCCAGTGCCTTTGCCATTGCCGATCAGGTGCTGCCTACTGGCGGGGCCTTTTACGACGGCACGATCAACCAGGCGACCGTGATGACCGAATCGAATATCACCGCGCAGACGCCGCGTTATGTCGGTGAAATTCTACTCGGCAAAGAGTCCGGGTCTAACGCTATGTGGGTCGCCCGCGGTTTGACGACAAATGACTGGAGCTTAATCACGGCAGAGGCTGGCCCGTTCAGTGATTCAGCCATTGCGGATGTTTCGGCTGCAAAATTAACCGCAGGAACGGTGGCGTCCGCTATAGACGGTTCTGCGATAACCAACATTGGCGATGCGGCTATCGCGGATGTTAGCGCCGCCAAGTTGACGGCCGGTACTGTGGCAACAGCGGTTGACGGCTCAGCAGTCACAAACCTTGATGCGGCCAACATTGCGGCGGGTTCAGTGATAACCGCGATTGATGGCGGCGCGATAACCAATATCGTTAATGCCGGAATCGCAAGCTTATCAGCGGCCAAACTGACCGCCGGTACAGTTGCGACCGCCATAGACGGATCGGCTATCACGAATATCGGCGCGGCCAAGATAACCGTAGGTGGCGTACTGGGGGCGTTGGACGGGAGCGCGTTAACGAACCTGTCAGCCGCCAAACTTGCCGCAGGAACGGTTCTTACGGCGGTAAGCGGCGCGGCTGTGACGAATATTACAGCGGCAAATGTTGGGACAGTTGCCGAAGGTGCGGCGATTACCAACGACGTGATCGTTTCCGGTGGAACGACTAACCGGATGGTGTTCTATCCGTTCGGTGGTGGGTACATAATGAAGTCAAGTACGCCGTTATAATCCATCAAGCCATGATTAAGGAAAGCACAAAGGTCCCGACAATTAAGATCACGGATGGTGTTCGGATAAAGAACATCAACCTGTCGAATCTGGATGCCAGATTAAAGGCGGGCTGGAAGCCCGTTGATGCGCCCCCCGTTGCCCCGGTATCCATAGAGCCGGAACGGGTTGCGGTTCCTGTTCGTAAAAAGTCAAAAAAATAATCCCATAATCCCGGCCACTCCTTCCGGGATGCACCAAGAGGGCGGGGAGTACGGTATCATCCCCCGGCTCCCCGCCCATGAGGTTTTGTAAATGGCAATAGACAAATCAGGCGCGGACACCTACTTCGGTTCGGGCGTGCATATTATGAATGCGATATGGATCGGATTCAGCGACGCCTTGCGTACCGCCGCCGTTGCCCATGCCAAAATGCTGATGGCGCTCTGGATTGACGACGACCTGGATACGGACACCACCACGGATGCAGACTTCCCTCGCCATGATTGCGCGTGTTACGAGCAGGCGCTGTGGATGCTCAAAAAGTCCAACGCCGTACCGAACGGCGAGCAGACCGGCCCGAAGTTCGTAGCCGCCGACGGCGACAGTAAGCCAGCTCCGGAAGCCAACGGGTTTTCGCTCGCGCCCGAAGCCGCTAGATTTCTCGCCAAAAACCCCAGGGCAATAAGACTTTGCAGGGGGTGACGGTGAGCCTTAGCCAAAACCTCACCACGCTAATCATCGCCGCCGCCTCTGATCTGGGCGTTGCCTTTAACCTACGACGCCGGGACCGACTCTACCGTGATATTCGGCGAGCGTATTCATCTGTCGCCGCTGACGCCTTTGCCGCGGGGGTCAACGCTAACGACCTGATTCGCCGGCTGAAGCAAGCCGTGTCCGGTGTGCGGAATGACCAGGACGTGCTGGCCCGCTGGACCACCATCGCCGGGGCTATCGCGCAGGGCAAGACCCGCGCCCCGCTGACTCGCTCGCCCTATACCGTCCCGCAATCATGGGCCAAACCGATTACCGATCTGCTGCGCGAATTGCAGGCTATAGCCGCCAATCCTGAGATATCGGAGGCCGAATTTCAGGCGGCAGTTGAAGATGCTATCCGTCGTCTGCCAAAACTCTATGAGCAGATGGACCACGACGCCCTTGCGCGCGTGTTCGAGCGGGGGATGCAAGGCGGCCTGCTGGCGGGGGTCAGGATGGGCGTAGCGCGGTCAAAACGTATTTAAGGAGCCGTTCTATGGCTGGAATCTCCATCGCGTTCGAACCTATCCTTGCAGCCGCGGAGAAACTTGGGCGCAAGACGCCGGTTGCATCGGCGCTGACGGCGAAGCAGTGGGCCGAGGTGCCGCTGGCATTGCGGGAGCGGGCGCAATTTTCCGCTCGCGTGGAATCAGCCCGTTTCTTGCAAGCCGTCCAGGACAAACTCTCAGACAACCTTGCTATGCGCCGGGAGAAGGTGAAATACGGCGAGGCGTTTGTGGACCGCTCATCATTTATCGGAGACATGAAAAAGCTCGGCCAGGAGCTGGGCCTAAACACCACCGCGCCGTCAAACTGGGGCACGGTCCGCGATATTCGGTCGGCTGAACGTCTGGGCCTGATTTACGATATGCAGACGCAATCGGCAACCGCTTATGCCAGCTGGAAAACGGGGCAGGACGCGGACATTCTCCAGGCATTCCCGGCGCAGGAGTTCCGGCGTGTGGAATCCCGCATTGAACCACGCCCGCCGGAGTTCTGGCCGGAGCGTTGGCAGGAGGCTGGCGGGTCCATTGGTTGGGTGGGGGCATTGCAGACACCCATGATCGCGCTTAAAACCTCGCCCATCTGGGAAAATCTATCCGCATTCGGCGTGCCCTGGCCGCCGTTTGATTATCAATCCGGTTGGGGCGTGGTTGACGTGGGGCGCAACGAGGCCGAGGAGCGCGGATTGATTGATCCGCAAGAGGATATCCAGCCGATTGAGGCGCAATTTAACGACAGTCTTGAGGCGTCCGCGCAGGGTCTTGACCCCGCGTTGTTGGCGCAACTGACGGATGAGTTTGGCGCGTTTGTGGAGATTATCGGCAATGTAATCCGGTGGGAAAAATGATTATCACAGGAAATGACGGACGGGTGATTGCCGATCTGACGGCGCTATCGGCGCAGATTCAACGACCGCAACGCTTGCTAAAAGTGCTGGCCTATCAGCTCGTTGTTGACCTCAAGTCCCATTTCTTGATGCGGAATGCGGAGGCCAACAAGCACGGCTGGCCATCAAAGAACTTCTGGAAAAAAGAGGGCGTCGAGGGGGCGAACAAAACCGCGATATCCAGCCTAACAGACACGGAAGCCGTGGTCAGTGTTGCCAGCCCGGCCATAGCGTTCAAGACTCACGGGGGAACGATCCTGCCCAAGCGGGGAAAGTATCTGGCTATCCCGGCGTCCGCGCAGGCGTATGCCGCCGGGTCTCCGCGCGAACTTGACGAAAACTTCCTGCAATTCATCCCGATCCGGCGCGGGGGTAAACTGGGCGGCATCCTTGTTACCCGGGCGCATACAAAACTTGTCTATGCCCGATCCGGTAACATCAAAAAGGGCGCAAACGTCAAGGCCGGCACGCTCTGGTATTACCTCGTAAAGTCCACGGACCACCAAGCTGATCCCCGCGCCCTGCCGCCCGATAGCGACATCAACGACTCGCTTTACAACACGGCGACAGAGGAAGTCGCCCGCCAGATAGCCGAGCAAACTGGCACTTGATTTTCACGCCACAGGCATGGTGGCGCAACCCAAGAGTAAGTTCTTTGTCTATGGCTTAATTGATCCCCGGACCAATGAAGTAAGGTATGTCGGTAAAACATCCTTGGGAATGAGACGGCCAAATATGCACCTTGTTCCTTCCGGTCGTAGCGGCAACACGCACAAAGACAAATGGTTGCGTAACCTTTTTGAGGACGGCGAACAATTACCCATAATTTTTGCGCTAAGAGAGTGTCAGTCAGAAGTCGAGGTTCTTGCACAGGAAATCGTCCTAATAGCATTGTTTCGCCAAGCCAGTTTTAGGCTGACGAACTTGACAGAGGGCGGCGAGGGCAGCTTGGGTCATGTTACTTCCGAAGAACAAAAAGAAAAAATAAGGGCCTCCCTGCTTGGTCATAAGCATTCGCCGGAAACCCGCGCAAAAATGATGGGTAGAAGTTCTTGGAATAAAGGCGGAAAAGCATCACCCGAAGCGCGGTCAAGGATGAGTTCCGCCCAATTAGAAAGATTCAGACTCCGACCATTTTCATCGGTAGCCCGCGCAAAACAGAGCGTGGCGCTAAAAGCCGTTTGGGAAAAAAGAAAAAGCCTAACGAAACGAGCCGTATAATGCTGTATTCAGCCTCATGGTCAACCGCCGAACGCACCGCCTTTGATGCCCTGATTGTCGCCGCCGGGTCCACGGAGGGCAAGGACGCATTCCTCGGACTGCTCCCCGCCGGAGCATTCAATGTCTGGATGTTTTCCACGGGCGGCGGCGGGATCACGGCCTGTAAGGGTTACTCCTCTATTTCACTCGCCATTCCCGCCGTTGCCGACGGCCTGTTTGATGAACGCGCTGACGCCCAGATATGGGTTATGAAGGTTGTCCAGGCGCTGCCTGTTATCGCCAGTGGCAACGTGCAACGGTTTTTTGTCGACGGGGCCATTCCCAAACCGGAGCTGATGCCTATCCCGCTCGCCAATGATGCGAGGGAATCAGCCCTGCTCTGGAAGGTGACGCTCAATTTCACGCTCGTTTTTGACACCGAAAAGGCCGCAGGGGAAACCACCGCCCGCGCTCCCGTTAACGTCCAGGCGACACGCGGGTCCAGCGCCACGGAAGTAACGCTGACATGGACCGCCGCATCAACCGCCGCGAGTTACACGGTCTGGCGCAGCGCGACCCACGACAACACCACCGCCGTCCGC